AGGATGATCGCCACGACTAGGTATTCGTGTAGGTGATGCCGGTGTAATGGAACCAGTGGTTCCCAGCCGTCGAGTTGAGGTTTACACCTGTGTTATGCGCGACGTAGATTCCCCACGTAATAGGCATCACTCCACCGAACAACGATGCAATGCTGACGGGCTCCAACGAATACGCCCGATCAGATGTGGCGATATTGCCCATCGATCCCGCCAAACGAAGCGAGTTCAACTGGTCAATTTCAAATGTAGCCGCGGCATCCGAAACGCCTAACTGCGTAGTAGTCGCGATCGGATAGGAGGCCGTACTTGAGGCAATCTTCAGGGGCGCGAACACATAGACAGCGATGGTCTTGGCAGTCGTTGGTGTAGTTCCGACCGTGACTTGCCCGGATAGAATGACATCGACGTACTTGTTGGTCGCGTTGCTGACGACAGTTGATTGTCGGCCTGTGATCAAAGTGGCACTCGTTGCCAAAGACGCCAGCGTAATCGTTAGCGCATTGGTATCAGTTGTACTGTCGTAAGTGGTTGTCAGTACGGTAGCCATCTCACCACCCCATCGCTTGCTGTACGTCCGAGTACGACAAATTGCCCTCGACCGTCATGACAGCCGGAGAAGCATCGCTGCCGGTTCCGGTTGAGAACAGCTTCTCCGACCTGTTCGCGAGCCGCTTCCACAGGATCAGCAGGGCAGCACGAGTGTTCGTGCCACCCGCTCCGCTGAAGACATCATCGAAGAATTGCCGGTTGTCCAGCAGACTCGGGTTGATGCCGCCCGCCAGATACTGAGCAATGGTCTGCAAACGAGACTGGTTACCAGTCGTCAATCCGGCCAACTCGGCCCCGTTGAACTTCTTGCCGACTTCGTTGATCGTGACGTTCGACTTCCACACGGTCCAGTTCGGAGTCGCGGGGAGCTTGTAGGCTTCCGCGATGGCGTAAGCGCCGTCGGAATTCTGCGGCAAGCCATTGAAGGCAGGATCGGCCTCGATACTCGTCTTGAGCGTGGCTTGTTGTGCTGGAGTGAGTGCCATGTCACGGGTTTCCTTCTGTTATAACAAAGGACGTAACGCTTACCGGCTGCGTGGCGGTGATCGAGGTCGTCGTCAAGTTCAGGTCCGAGCCCGACGTGCTAACGCTGCCGTCCATCACGAACGTGGTGCCGTCCGCCTTGACGATGCGAAACCATGTCGCGGTTCCCGTCGCATTCGCGCTTGCGTCCTGGGTGATGGCGCCGAGTGTCAGCACGCCGTTGACAGCGGCCGCGGCGAACGGCGTGCCGCAGGTGAGTTCCGCCAGCAGCGTCGTTGCAGCGCCAGCGGTTGCCGGGCGCGAGCCGTCGTAGATGCGCAGCAGGGCCGCATTGCCGGCTTGAGTGGTGATCGCGTCCATCATCGCGTCGCGAAGGGTCGCTGCTTCGTATGCAAGTGCCATTAAAGTTCTCCCATCCCCATGATTTCCCCGTCCTGCGTCTCAATTGGCCGGACGCCGATGCCTTCATACTCGATACCCATCGGATCTCCGTTGGGGTGATACAACACCTTGCGCTTGGCACGCATCATCTTGTTCATGCCCTCGATCGCCTGCTGCAGCGCCTGGATGGCCTCGTGCGCCTCGTCGATTGCCGGCTGCACCGTCTCCACCCCGGGCTTCGTCGCCTCCTGCTCACGCAGGCGCGCATCGTTCTGCTTGATGCTCAGATCGGTCTGGTAGGACTCTGTCTTCATTTCCTTGTCCGCCTCATGCTGCGCGCGTTTCAGACTGCACTCGAGGTCGAACTTCGAGCGCTCCATCAGCTGCTCGTGGTCCTGCTTCTCCTTCGCCATCTGCAGCTCCGCGGCGCTCTTCTCTCGAGCCGTTTGCACATCCGCCTCTGCCTTGGCCCGCGTCAGCTCGATGTCGTGGTCGACCTGCTTCTGCTTGATGTGCGCATCGTTCATGGCAGCCTGCTGATCCATCTCCAGCCGCTGCTGCTCGAGCTGCACCCGCGGGTCAGGTGGCGGGGGCTGGCCGGCCTTCTGCTGCTGCTCCTGCTTCAGCATGTCCAGCGCCTGATCGAACTGACCCTCGATCGTCTTGCCAGCCTTGAATGCGGTGATGCCGAACTTCATCAGCTCCATCAGCAGCGGCACGATCGCCGGCACCGTGGCCCCGATCTGGCCCGCCTGGTTGATGAAGCCGCCCAGCGCGGTCAGCATCTCCACCCGGCTCTGCTTCTCGTTCTCCTCGTCGATCTGCACCAGCGAGTCGGCAGCGATCTCGATGCGGAACTCCTCGAGCGGATCCTGCGTCAGCATCAGGATGGCCGGCTCGATGTACTGCCGGTCCTCCTCCACGAACTGCTCCGCGCCGGACATCTTGAAGATGGTCTCGGGCGAGAAGTGGCGGCACATGATCTCGCCCTTCATGCGCAGCAGGGTCGTCGCGAACTGCGCCACGTCCTCCTGGTACGCCTTCAGCCTCAAGGTGGCGTACTGCCCCTTGATCTGCTGCGCCGTGGCCGTCTCGGAGGCCTGCGTCTGCCCCCTGATGATGTCCGATATGCCGGTGATCTCGTAGATCTGCTCCTTCACCTGCTGCATCGCCTTGTAGGACTGCTCGAGTGCCCCGGCGATCGGCATCAGGTCAACAACGTCGATCGACCCGCGCAGCCCCTGCTTCTCGGCAAAAGCTGCCCAGTTGTTGACCGGGATCAAGTCGTTGCCCTCAGTTTCCTGGAACAACCTGCGCAGCTCCGGTATGGCCGCGTTGTAGACCCCGCGCACCTTCAGCGCCTTGACCAGGGAATCGATGCGGTCACTCAGGATGTCCAGCGTGTTGGCCTGGTCCTGGTACAGGGCGAAGTCCGGCACCGGGACAAGGCTGTCGTTGGTGATCGTCGCGTACAGCGGCGGGGGACAGGGGAAGAACTCGTCCAGCTTCAGCGGGTCGTCACGCGAGTCGATGATCTTGTTGAGCGACTTGCTGACCCACGACGCCTTCCCGGTCGACTTGTCCCACACCTCGTAGATCAAGGCGCGGGACGAGATGTCGCCCCCGTCGTCCTGCCCCTTGGTGGAACTCGCTGCCGTCTTCCAGTCCTGCGGCTTGGCATCCAGCGGGATATTCTCCCCATCCTCCTTGCCGAACCGCTCGATGCACGCCTGGCGGGTCAGGAAGACCTTCCGCCAGACGATCGGGACTTCTTCCCACGTCCGAGCAACAGCATGCCCAAAGTCCTTCCAATGGACGTAATCCACCGGAGCACACTCGTACTCGATCTCCTCCTCGGGGGCGTCAGCCTCTCCGGCCAGGCCCGCGGCTTCAGCTTCTGCTTCGTCGGTGTCTTCGGTAACTTGCGAACCATCGTCGGATTCTCCCTCCACGGCCCTGAAGTGGGGCTCGTACCGCACCCAGCAGACCCCGCGACCGCCCAGGAAGCGGTCCTGGATGGCCTGCTTGAGTGACATGCGATAGTCGGAGTAGTGCTGGACCTCGAACTCCAGACACCGCTCCAGGATGAGGGCAGCAACGCGCCCCACAGGATCCTGGTCCTTGAACCGGCGGCTGACGTCAGGCCGCGGCAGCCTCGAGAAGGTGGCCGGGACCAGCGTCTGCACGTTGGACCAGAGGACGTTGAACCGCGACTCGGCGTAGCCCGCCTTGCCCGATCGGAACTCGTCCCGATACCGCCGCATGATCTTGTCGACCCGGCCCTCCCAGCGCTTGAACTCGCGCTCGTAGGAGGCGAAGTGCGCCAGGTACGTCCCTAGCTGAGTCTCTTCTGCCATGTCAGCACGAGGCCGGCACGTAGAACAGCGTCACGTTCAGCGTGTTGGCGATCGTGGCATGCAGCCCGCCATCCCCAACCGTCGCAGGGAAACGGTGGAAGCCGATGACGGGCGTGATCGTGCCGGACATGACCGTACCACCTGACCCGCCGTCGCGCAGCACCAGCGTCCCGCCGGAGGTGCTGTTGACGTAGAAGCCCAGCAGCTGGCACGGGTTGGCGGTCACCGCCGCCGTCGCTGATAGGTTCTTGTAGTTCCCGCCTTCAAAGACTGCAGCCATCAGATTCTCCCAATGTTCATACGTTTAGGCGGATTCGTCTTACACGACTAAACATAATGTGGCGAGTTCATACAAAACCCTGTCAAGTGTATGAACATCGAAAGCCCTATTATGTATTCGCAATGAATCAGACACTTAAGTGTTTAAGACGAATTCGGGAAAGTTCATACGCTTTTCGGGTGTAGCGTTCTGTTTGTGGGCTTTGCTTCACGTCTCGTTGGACGTTCCGCCAGCCACGGCAAGACCTCGGGCTCTGCCCGAACCCGGCAGGCCCCCCTGCACCACCCAGTCGCGGTGCGAAGCTGTGTCAAATTCGTCCACTTGCCCTCGGCGCCGTTTTCCAAAGTTCCTCGAGTGTTGCCGTGTTGGCGGATCCTACGCCCAATCCTCGGACGGGCTCCGGCCCCTTCGG